AATGTATACACGGAACCGACAGATGAAAAAATAGCTACTCTTTACCACAGAGGGGTCGATGTTGATATTACATTCGACTTAAAAAAAAAAGTAGAATTTAGCGTATTTAGATTAAAGACAGGAACCAGTACCAGTGAATTTAAACTCTTTACCATACATGCCAATATTAGAGGGCAAATTGGAAGCGAAAAGCTTACGCTTGTTGAGCGCAATATATCGCAGAGTTTTTCTTTTGGGGCTGGGTCTAGTGGGTTTCGTATTCATAATAAAAATGTCAGCACTGGATTTACTTTTAAGTTGGTCGCTGGCACTGCAACATGGACATCAGATTTACTTTGGGAAAACGCAGATGTTCTATGGGATTCACCAGACCAACAAGACACATTTACTGCAAAGGTTCATAATAGGAATGCATCATCATCATTTGGATTTGGACTCTCAGCAGGATCAGCAGGGTATGAATCTACGCTTCAATGGCAAAATGCAGATGTTGACTGGGGTAATGCTGGAGGGACTTTGCACGAAGGTCTTACAAGTTCAGAAATCGATTTTTCAACTAATCAAATTACATTTACAAAAATACAAAGTTTGTGGTCTACCAATACTAGTCGCTGGCAGGTCTCAATTCTAAACTGGGGAGGATAAAAAAATGGCAACCTTGCAAGGAAAAGCAATCAAGGACACTTATAAAGATCTACTACAAGTGTCTACTAATAATAACACTGGAGTGACCAGTTCAATGTCAACAGTAGAGGATGGGGAAGGTACTTCATCTGCACTTAAAATTTCTACTACTGGTGTTCAAGTAGCTGGGACTTTAGATGTCACTGGAAATGTCACTGGAGTGCCTCATGTTGATTATAGAGGTAACTATTCTGGATCTACTGCATATGTGGCAGATGATGTAGTTTTCTTTAATGGATCTTCATATATTGCCAAGCAATCATCATCTGGCAATGCACCAACAAACACTACCTATTGGGGATTACTTGCCCAAAAAGGCACAGATGGAACCAGTGGTACTAATGGAACCAATGGAACCAATGGCACAGATGGAACTAATGGAACTAATGGAACTAATGGCACTGATGGAGATGGGTGGACAGATGGAAGCTATGACTCCGCAACTGGTAAAGTTACATTCACATCAGATGATGGATTAGGTTTTGAAACTGGAGATCTTCGTGGTTCATCTGGATCCAATCTTACATTTGCAAAAGATTCTGGAGGTTACCAAGAAATACTAAATGCTTCTAGTGGACTATTAATCACAAATAGATCTAAGCGTGTTGTTTGTTTTATAAATGCAAGCACAGGTGTTAGTAGTGTACCTTCAACTATTTCAGACTACTCTATATATGGAGGTGGAGGAGCAATCCAAATAGACACTAAGTTTGCAAACATGTCCACGCTACTTGGTTATCTTGGGAAATATCACAATGTAGGTGATCAACAATGGATCATATTTGCTGAAACAGATTTTACAGATTCTGCACTGCATACTGATGCTTTGTATAATCAATCGTTTGCGGCCTTCACATTAGTAAGTGCGACACAAGGAACTGCAAGAAAATGGACAATCAGTAACTTGCAAGGAACAGGAGTTTTTTCTAATCGAGGCCCTATTAGAATAAGGGACATGCATATCAAAGTGAACTCACAGGTTGGAAATGTAAGTCATTTATTTTCATCATACACAAATGGATATGTATTACTAGAAGGAAAAATTGCAGTTGAACTTGCTACTGGTGTTTATTTCTACAATGGAATTTTTGGAGCAACAGAAGCAACTGGTGTTTACAACAACGCAAGTAATTTTGAAATAAAAAATGATCTGGCAGGTAACAATGCACAAGCATTGTATCATGTTAACACAGGGGGAGTTTCTCATGCTCCAGAAACTATATTTTCTGGAAAGTTTAACACTTGCAGGTTTTTACAAGGTGGATATTTCAGATTTGAACATGCTGGCAATTATGGAGGAATAAATGCGGCCACTAGAGGCCCATTTATTATGGAGTCTAGCTATACTTTGCCACAGTCATATGTCGATGTACAATTGCCAGCATTTATATTCGAGGGTGGGCAATCACAAGTGCTTCATGGCAATCAACCAATTTCTACTGATGTAATGAGGTATACTACATTATTGGGGCAGGACGAGAGATTTGATCGGCATGTGTATGTAGGAAGTGGTACCATCTTCAATAGTACAGGTGGGGGAAGTCATTATGGGGTGGAACCATATGAAAGAAATTTAATTCTATATCCTCATGGAAACTATGGTACAGATTCTAGTCAGACTAATCACAGGGGATGGGTTTACTGGGGAAGAAATCCAGCATCTGACTTACCAGCAAAGAAAGCATTCACCATTATATAATTAATATTATGACAGATATAATAAATACATTTCATTCAAATTTAGGTAATCCTTTAGGTAATCCAGAAGACAGGCAAACAGAGTTTCCTAAAGAAGGTAATAATCGATTGATAAGGGCGCAAGAATTACGAAACACTGACTGGACTCAATTTAATGACTCTCCATTGACTGGAGAAAAAAAAGCAGAGTGGGCAGAGTATCGTCAAAAATTGCGAGACATTACCAAGCAGGAAACTTGGCCAAATAATCCAGTCTGGCCAGAGGCACCATCAGCATAGGAGGAAATTAAATGTCACAAGCAACAGATTACTTAGAAACAAAAGTCCTCACTGGGTTACTAGGAGGTTCGAATATTACATTTAATACTAAACCTTACATTGGTTTACTAAAGTCAGCACCAAGCGATTCTAGCGGAGGCACAGAGGTCTCTGGAACAAACTACGCAAGAGTACAATGTGGTGCAAGTGGGCAAGGTGATTTCTCAGTGGGTTCAACTGGATCTGCCAGCAACACTGGAGCATTCACATTCAATGATGCTCAGTCTAACTGGGGAACAGTTACACATGTGGGTCTTTACGATTCTGCAACAAGTGGAAACCTACTTGTCTATGGAACATTAAACACTTCTGCTGATATCCAGAATGGTGACATCTTTAAGATCCCAACAAGCGGATTCACAGTTTCAGTAGACTAAAATGTTTGTTGAGGTTAAGCAATTCCACTCTTCATCTGAGGGGTGGGATTGTGTGATGCTATGAGCGGAGGAATTACAGAAGAGTCCAGCCTAAAGACCAATACTGGTTTTGCCTTAAAGCTAATTGGTGGAGTTATTTTTTGCGTGTGGTCTGGTGCTTCAATTATGGCACAAATAAGTGCATTAGAACTTGAAATAGAAAGACTCAAGCATTCTGTTGAACGCAATAGCTTCTTTGTTGAAAATTGGCCCAAGGGAACCATTGGAGCATTACCAGACGATATGGAACAATTCATGCGTATTAAAGTTTTAGAGAAACAAACTTTAAAACATGAGGAGTTACTAGAAGACATGAGGTTTGGGAGGGTAGAGTGAAATGGGTGAGGTCTTGCTTATGCTTCTTACGGGTGGAGGCAGCACTGCTATGGGTGCAATGCTCAAAGGTGTGTTTGGCTTTATATTTGAAAATAAAAGGCAAAAGCATGAGCTTGAACTCGCGCGCGAAAGTCGAGCAAATGATAATTTCATTAGACTCCAAAAGCAGCTTTCTGAAAACGGTGATTCAGAGTCTGTTTCTTACACTCGCAGGTTTATTGCTTTTTGTGGTATTGGCACTTACTGCTTGTGCATCCTCCTCTGCACCGTATTCCCACAAGCAGAATTTATCTCAATCACAAATGCAACAGGGGAGGGTAGGACCGAGTGGTTATTCGGACTCCTCTCCTATCCATCTTCGCAAGATCCAATCATCCTCTCTTCTGGGCACCTCGCCTATATGGGACAAACATCCCTTTGTGCTATTCTTGGATTCTATTTCGGACCAAGTCCAAGACGATAAGTAATGGACATTAATTTTATATTCCAATTGATCACAGGTCTACTCATTGCAATGGGTGGGTTTGTTCTCAAAGGTGCATTCAATTCTTTGACCCAACATGACAAGCGGATCAATAAGCTGGAAGTGGACATGGCAAGGAACACTGCCGAAAACGAAAGTCTGTTTAAAAGATTAGATAACATTGAATCTAAATTGGACAGACTACTAGAAGGAAGACATGGCAAAGTTTAGATCATATGGACAACTGGATGATCCCTTTGTCGAGGATGGAGATCCTGCTTTTCGTGGACTAGATCAGCAGACTGAGCCTACTATGCTTCAAGCTGGATTTGTGCAGGAGGCAGAGAATGTAAGATTTAACCAAGGTGTAATTTCTTCACGCAAAGGTCTGGAAAAATTTGCAGATGTAACTGGTGGAAAGGCACTGGTAAAATTCTTAAACCCAGTTGATAATCGTGAGGATCTCATTGTTGTCACGAATGACAAACTGCTTGGAGTTGGAGAGAATGCAGTTCGCATTGATAAGTATGAACAAAACGAAAACAACTGGGATGCACTAGATATAAAATGGGAAACCCAGTCGCAAATTAACGAACAATTTTCAGATCCATATGGTGATGACGATGAAGTTTTTGGTCTGCAAGTTTTTGATCAAATCATTTTGTTTTGCAAAGACAATAGACCCAGAACATTTGATGGTGATGTCACTGGGCAAGGAGTAATAGATTTACCTTCAACATCATCAGATACCTCAGTTGATTTTGTCTGCCCTAATGCTCCATTTGGATATTATTTTTCTAATCGCTTGGTTGTTCCTTACTACGAAGACTCGCCAACTACAGTTGCTTTCTCGGATGTGTTTGAACTAAACGAGTTCGTTAACCTTAATACATATTTTTGTAACAAAGGAACTGCTGATGTAATCATGGGATTTTCTAGTTTCGTAGAAAACCAAATTTTGGTCCTATGTAAAAATTCCATCCATTTAATTAACAACACACATGCCCTTGGTGCTAGTTCAACAAACTATGAGATCACAAGGCAATATGGAGTGGCAGGGCATAGGGCATTTACCCAGAATGGATCTTATACATACTTCGTATCATCTGAGGGCAATATCCAAGTTCTAGTGCCCTCCAGTGACCCAGCCAAAGGATTGGGTATAGCAATTTCAAAAGTAACTTTAGACCAAGAACCACTAAGCAAACCAATCACTCCATTTATGGAGAGGGTGAACTTGGAATACATTCGTAAGTCTATTGTTTATTACCACAAAAATAGGGTATATTTCTGTCTACCTATAGATGGTTTTAGTGAATTAAATGCAATTGCGATATACGACTCATTGAACTCCACATGGGTATCAATTGATACTTTTGAAGATGAGTTTTTTGCAATTAGAGACATTAACTCAATTGACAACCAGTTGTATCTTTTGACTGACAAAAAAGTT